GCGTGTGAGTTGTCCTGACGGGTCAGCATGGGTGCAGTTATGGGTAGCCAGTACGAGATCGGGGTCAAGGTCTTGGGCGCGGGGTCTAGCACACCCTCGCCGCTATCCACCTGCGTGGCTAACAGGGGGCAACCGCCTCCACTATGCACAGCACAGGTACAAACGCCTGAGCCAAACCAAAACCGACCAAAGCGTTGGACATGTCCAACACCAAACAACAACCGCACCCTGCCTCGGCAGGGTGCACCCACCAGCACACAGCATTTTTGCAGTAACCCTCGGGAACGATCATCGCCTCCCGCGCCGTGTGTTGCTGGGTGCATTCCATGCGCCGATTACTTTTTAATTTTTTACTGGAGGTGTGAGATGAGAACAATGTGGGAAGTGCAGCTTGTGCAATGGCCGGACTCAGTACGACTGAGCGATGCGCAGATTCACAAAATGATTCTGACAACTGAGCCAGACTGGGTGCGCGACATGACGCTGGAGAAGTGGCGCAGGGATTACGCTCTTTACACATACGACAACGATGTGGAAGCGCAGTTTGAGTTTCACAAATGGTGCGAAAAAAATATTTTGCAATCGCGCTTCACATGGGCGCTCTGCGCGTTTGGCAACCGCTCGCAATCAAGCGATGGGTTTTTCTATGCGTGTGGCAAGCAGGAAAATGGTTGGTACAAGCACATCGGGTTTCGCATGGGGCTTGCGCCTTCCGACTACGCATCAGGCTACATGGGTCTTAACTACATGGAGGAGGATCAGCATGTGTAACCGATGCAACAACCTCGGGCTGAAGGCAGTCCGTGGCAAAAATGTAGGCGTGTGGGTCGTGGTGAATGAGCGCACGGGCGAGCGCACTTATGTCCGTGCATGGAATGCAACCGAAGCAATAAAGAAAGTGGAGGCGCGTAATGGATAAGTTCTGCATGTGGTGTGGTGACGATGTACCTGCAAAGCGGTGGGCGCTGGGGTATCAGACCTGCCTGTTCTGTGGTGAGGAAGCAGCAAGGATCGAACGGCAATCGTGGTGCGTGACCCAGCAATACCAAAAGGGTGCGTATCAGTTGGTGACCCGTGAGAGTGCAGCAGAGGTGTTGCGTGGTAGCAATCAGAAAGCAGTCCGTGTTTAGCGTTGGACATGTCCAACGATTCTTTTTCTTTTCTATCGGAGGTTCAAATGCAAAGCGAACACATTGAACAGACTCAATCCGTCAAACCAACTGCGGCAACCTATGTGCGCCGCAAGTGGGAAGTCTTACCCCCAGCACCGTCCCCTGTCCGTGAGTACATTTATTGTGGTTCTCGGGGTCGCGTAATGCAACACCGTAAGTTTGCAAAGTTTGTGGGGCATACGCTTGCGTTTCTCAACATCAAGGATATGTCCGTGGAGGACAAGATGCGCACCGTCTACTCGGTAGCTTCGCATCCCGATGAGTATGGCGATTTGCTCAAGACGGAGTACACCAGCAACTTCAACGTCCGCCCTGATGCGCTGGCTATTGCAGTCGTCACGCGGGATTACGAGGTGCAGCGAAAGTTCCTCGATGTTATGCAGACGGCGAGCAACAAGATAGGGCGCACATGGATGCCAGCGCCGTGGGACAGCGAGTCATGGTTTGCGCAGAGCAACGCAGCACGGTTGCACTTTGTGCACATCAGCGAGGAAGACCCGTTGCAGATAGCCTATGCCGATAGCTTGGACAAGTTGATGGCAGACCGCTGGACACGCACTAAACCCGGGCGGTATCTGACCAAGTTCTTCGGTCATGTGTTGGGCGAGAATCAGATTCGCACTTGGTCTGAGCGTGTGCAAGCAATGGCAGCACCGGCTGACCTTAACTTTGCTGCGTCCGATGACCCCGATGAGTGGGTCAGGGTGTACCGGTATGGTCCTAGTTCCTGCATGACTGGCGACAGTTCAGTCAGGGTGTATGCCCATGACAAGTCGGTGTTGCGACTGGCGTATCTCTCGCATGGTGACACAATCACAGCGCGGTGCATCGTGCGTGAGGACACCAAGGAATACATCCGCCCCTATCCAAACACCACTAGTTCCGAGAATACCCGCTGGCATATGGCAATGCGTGAGCGACTGGAGAGTCAAGGGTATACGCATGGTGGCATGGGGGATGTGTTGCTTGCCGCCGAGCGGGTCAATCGTTGGGATAACTCGTATGTCTGCCCCTACATTGACTCAGGTAACGACATCCATATGTCGGCATCGTTGGTGGTACGCGATGGCAAGGAGTATCTGCTGCTCAGTCGTGACGGAGATTGGGACGCACAGACTACCAGTGGGGTATTGAATGGTGGGCAATGCACCTGCCCGGACTGTGGCGATAGCTACGATGACGATGATGATTTTTGTTACATCGAGAGTCGGGGTGATTCAGTCTGTCAGGATTGTGTAGACCGTTACTACACCCTTGCGTATGTCTCACGGCGCGATCAAGAGTTTGTCTCTAGCGATGATGTCATTCATTGCGAGAGCGATGGCGAGAATTACCATGTGGACTATGCCAACCAAGCGGATATTTATTGCTGTGAGGTAACGGGTGACTGGTATCACATCGACGATCTGTGCATGACAAGTCGCGGTCTGGTGCATAACGGTTCGTGTAAGGAACTCGCTGTGCCTGACAGCGATGGCAATACCTATGCGTTTTTCCGTGATACCGCAACAACCCATGATGGACGGACGATCCACGAGTTAGATGCCGAAATCCGTGATGACGGGTTGGTGTACCACGAGGATGATCCTGTTGTTAAAACCGAAACTGAAACCGAAGGGGAATAACCATGCAAGAAAATATGAAACGACTGGCTAACATGATGCGCTATCGTCGGGCGCATAACTCGGTGGGTGAACGAGTGTTCATCAAGAAGTTTCTCCTGCCATACAAGCCCACGGTATTCCATGATCCGTTAACGCAGGACATACTGGCGTTTGTCGTGGATGTGGCAGACGAGAACAAGGTCGTGCCACCCATGCTGTGGTCATGCCATGTGGACACCGTGCACACGGTGGAGGACAGCAACAAGAACTACATGCAGACCGTGCTGTATGACAAGTCGTGTGGGTTGTTCTACAAAGACGATGGCAAACCGCTAGGCGCAGATGATGCAGCGGGTATATGGCTACTGATGGAGATGATCGACGCAGGTGTGCCCGGTAGCTACATATTCCACCGGGGCGAGGAGCGAGGGGGCATTGGCTCGGGTGGCATGGCAGACCACCATGCCGAGTGGCTGTCCGGGTTTAAGTATGCCGTGGCATTCGACAGACGCGGGGATACCAGCATCATCACCGAGCAGTCAGGTGGGGTGTGTGCCAGCAACGAGTTTGCACTGGCATTCGGTGATCGCATCAACGGGTACAAGCCTGACTTTCTCGACTTGCATCCTGACCCGACAGGCATATTCACCGACACGGCTAACTACAGACGGCTCATCCCCGAGTGTACGAACATCAGCGTGGGGTATGACTCAGAGCATACGGCTAGCGAGATGTTGGACGCTATCTTCCTCAGTACGCTGCGTGATGCGGTGGTGAATGTGTTCAAGGATTCAAGAACTATCACTTCTCTGCCCGTGAAGCGTGATCCCCATGCGCGGGACCCGGAGTACGACTGGAGTGGGTATGGTCGGTATGAAGTGGCAAGCGGGATTGACTATGACGGTCTGTACGACAAGCGGTACAGCAAGCGTGGGCATCGTGTACGAGCACCACAGAGCGCCGAGGATATTGTCGGCATGCGGTTTCAAGAGTTGTTGGACTGGGTCGAGTGTGGTGATGCGGCAAGTGTAGCTGACATGCTGACGATGTTGGCTGAAGACTTGGTTTACAACACGAACACAATTAACTGAGGGAGGCTGGCATGAGATACCGCGTCGAGACAATACCCAAGAAGAAGAAATCGCTAGAGCGTTCTTTCGCTACGCGCATCGGTGCAGAGGCGTATTGCGCTGCGCTGTACTACAACAGCAAGATCGGATCGAAGATTGTTGATACCGAGAAACCCAAGCAACCCGAGCCGGAAGCGGCATTATTTTAATGGAGGTGTGAGATGAACTATGTGTATCTGTTGCTGTGTGATGACGATGTGGTGGGGGTGTACCTAAACGAGATGCTCGCCGAGAAAGACATGGCGCTATGCAAGCAGGGTGACCTGCGTGCGGGGTGCGTGTCCCAGTACGAGGTGCGCATGATGTCAATAATCAAGGAGGTGTGAGATGAGCAATTACCTTACATGGGTAGACAATATGACCGAGGTAGACAAACTGGTTCAGATGCTGCGCAGGTCTTACTTTGCGCTGATGGACGGAGGGGAGACGGACATAGAAACAGATGAGTTGGTTGGTGACCTTGGCGAGTTCCTCGCGCTGTGGGATGAGGACGAGAGTGCGTTCGTCTGTGGCGACGATAAGACACCGTTGTTTGTGTCGATGGTAAATAAACTTAGGAAGATGGAAAATGACTGTGCTTAGATGGTTGGGAGAGTTCCTGCTGCTTGGTGCTATCGCAGCGGTGTTGTGGGTCAGCGTGGTGGTGCTGTTCTCGATGGGGGGTGGATGAAAAGTATTAGTCTTACATCAGAAGAAATCACTGCATTACTTGCGCTGGATGGCATGACATGGAGTGTTCGAAACAACATTGGAGAAATCGTGGTAACCATCTATAGTTTCGATGATGTTCGTAATGGGAAGTGGAGTAGCAAACGTTACAGAGGACATGGGCGCACTAAAGATACCGCCCTACAAAACGCATGGAGGAGGTATGAGAACGATAGACGAAATAAAAGCACTACTCACCCTTGATGGTATTACATGGGAGGAAAGTATCAATACTGTGGACAAAGTGAGTCCTTGGAAGTATCGGGTGAAGATTCAATATGCAGCTACTAACTACTTTTACCCATTTGTTGGCGGGTACGGTATGACTGAAGAAGAAGCATGGCAAGACGCATGGGGGAGATATGAACGTAGACGAAATAAAAGCACTGCTCAAGCTTGATGGTGTGACATGGGAAAAAATAATATATGGTCATTGGAAACATGCGATGGCACTCAAACACCCAAATTTTACAGGCATATTCGTTATCGGGTACGGTGATACCTTGGAAGAAGCATGGGAGACTACATGGGAGATGTATAACAATGCGAGAAGATGAAGTTGAAGCATTGCTAAAACTGGACGGTGCACAGTTGCAGGTCTATAGTAAAGAGTCACCAACAGGTAGTAACAAGACCTACATGGCATCTGTTCAGTTGGCAGTAAGTGCGTTGCATAACCCGAATGAACTCAAGCACTTTGCTCGTGTCGGTGCAACGCGGGAAGAAGCAGTGCATTCTGTGTGGAAAATTTACAAACAATTTATGGAGGGTACGCAAGAAGACAAACGAGATATAACATGGTTTTTCACAGAAGCAGAAGCAAATGTAGAACTAAAACTATATACGGGAGAAGCAAATGAAGAACGTGAGCAAAGACGTATCTTTTGGACAAAATATTTCACTGGTTGAAGCCGCAAGTCTTGTGCAGCATTGCGGTGAGGATGTGACCTTCATATTCCAAGGTGAGATGGGGATCGGCAAGTCCTACATGCTGTATGAGTTGGGCAAGCGCATGCCGCAGTACACCTGCATGTATGCCGAGATGCCGACCTTCGATGTGTCAGACATGAGCGGTGTGCCGTTCACAGAAACAACCAACGGTGTGAAGGTCACACGGTTTGCACCCAATGCCATGCTCAACATCCAAGGCACGAATCCTGTGCTGTTCATGGCTGATGAGATCGGCAAGGCAATGCGCCCTGTGCAAAACAGTGTGCTGCGTCTGTTGCATGAGAAGAAGGTGGGCGAGTATTCGCTGCCCTCGGGCAGTATCGTGTTCGGTACGACCAACCTGAGCGCCGAGGGGTTGGGGGATCATGTGCAGTCCCATGCACAGAACCGGGTGTCCTTCATCACGGTGCGCAAACCCAACGCCGAGGAGTGGTTGCCGTGGGCAGCGGACAACGGTATTCATCCTGTAATATCTTCTTGGGTGAAGAAGTTCCCGATGTGCCTTGCGTCCTACACCGATGGTGATGGCAACCCGTACATCTACTACCCGCACAAGACCGCTCGGGCATTCGTCACCCCCCGTTCGCTGCACAAGGCAAGCCACATCCTGCACAAGCGTAAGTACATCAGTGATAACGCTGCCTACGCCGCCATCGCCGGGTGTGTGGGTGAGTCTGCTGCTCGGGACATCATGAGCTTTGCGCAGGTTGATGACCGGCTACCTGCATGGGAAACCATCGTAGCCAACCCCAAGACCGCCCCTGTGCCCGAGCCGGAGGACTTCGCGGCGCTCTTCATCACGGTGTTCAGCGCAATCATGCTGGTGGAGGCAAAGACCCTTGACGCATGGTTGGAATACTGTGAGCGACTTCCCAAGGAATATCAGGGGGTGTTTGCATTGAACATTGTCACGACAAACAAGCGGACCATCGCCCACAACAACCGTACCTTCGTCAAGTGGGCAACGGCAAACGAGTGGATGTTCGGAGCGTAACGAGCCATGACACCAGAGCAAAGACTGACCAAGTGCACCCTGTCAATCATCACCCACAAGAAGTATCGGACCTTGGGTGGGGTGGTGATGATGGGCAAGACCCTGCTGTCGGACGTACCCACTGCCTGTACGGACGGGTTCAACGTCGAGTATGGGGAGGAGTTTATTAAAACTTTGACTGATCCTGAGTTACGGTTCGCCATCCTGCACGAGAACTTGCACAAGGCGCTCAGACATCTCAGTACATGGCGGGGGCTGTGGAAGGAGAACCCGCAGTTGGCAAACATGGCTTGTGACTACGTGATCAACCTGATGATCATGGACAGCGATGCCGGGGAAGGGTTTGTGCAGTTACCCAAATTGGGGCTGTACGACCCCAAATACAGGGGGATGGATGCCGGGGAGGTGTACCGGCTGCTGAAGAAAGACCCACCCCCATCCGGTGGGAAGCAGGGGTTTGACCAACATGACTGGACGGGGCAAGAGACACTGACCGAAGAGGAAGCCGCAGCACAAGCGAAGGAGGTTGAGTCTGCCATCCGTCAGGGCGGGGTGGTGGCGGGTAAGTTGTCCGAGACGATGGATCGGCAGGTTCGCGCATCCATTGAGCCGGAGGTCAGGTGGGAGGATGAGTTGCGCGAGTACGTCATGACCTTGTGCAAGGGGCGAGACATCTCCACATGGCGCAGACCCAACCGCCGTGCGATTGACAGGGGGGATTACCTGCCATCCATGTATTCGGAAACCTTGGGACGGATCGTGGTCGGCACAGACACATCAGGTTCGATTCAGGGTCCGGTGCTGTCCAAGTTCATTGCGGAAGTCGTATCGCTGGCAACCGTGCTCAACCCGGAGTTGTTGGACTTGCTTTACTGGGACACGCATGTTGCTGCGCATGAGAAGTACAACCAGTATGAGTACGAACAGATGCGCGATAGCACCAAACCCAAAGGTGGGGGCGGTACTAATCCGATGTGCGTGTCTGATTACTTGTTGAAGGAACGCATCCAACCCGAATGCGTAATCATGTTGACAGACGGGTATGTACCGAACTGGGGGCGAGGATGGACGTGCCCTGTGGTGTGGTGCATTGTCAACAACAAACGTGCTGTGCCCACTGTGGGTAAAGCAATCTATATCAATACGGAGGTTTAAATGAGCATTGCTAATTCAGGTGTACTGGCTAACATTTCATTGTCTGTGTGGACGGGACGCAAGCTGGACCGTGAAGTGTCAGAAGAAGTGGACGTTGCTAAGTCCACCAAGACCCGCGCAGGGAATTACCACAAGAACCTGTTCGCAGGGGTCACGGAGTTGGAGCAAGTCAAGACTGTTTCAGGGAAGATCAGGAATTGGCACGTTAAGCAGACCCTGCCGTGGGCAGACAGCGGGGAGCGTCTACTGCCGATGTCTAACTTCATGGACTACAAGCGGGAACTTAGCGTTCTTGAGACGGAATTCAACACAGCGGTGCAGAATTTTTGTACTAAGTACGGGGTGTTGATTGCGGCACAAGCCTTCCAGTTGGGAGCGCTGTTCAACCGGGATGAGTACCCCCACTCGGATGTGATTGCAAGCAAATTTAATTTGAGTTACACTTTTTCCCCAGTGCCCGATGTAGGGGACTGGAGGGTGACTGCTGACGATGCCATCAAACAAGAATTGGCACGGCAGTACGAACAAGCCTACGCAGATAGGTTGAACAGTGTCACTAAGGATTTATGGGATAGGCTGCACGGATGCTTGACGCACATGCAAGGGCGTTTATCAGTATCCGAAGACGGGAAGAAGACAATCTTCAGAGATAGCATGCTTGAGAATGCCGCCGAGTTGTGTGGTCTGCTCACGCGTCTTAACGTGACCAATGATCCGAAGCTGGAGCATGCACGGAAAGAGTTGGAGAAAACTATCATGGGGCTTGACGCAAAAGACCTGCGCGAAACGGATGGTGCACGGGCCGAAGTCAAGTCAAGGATTGATGACATTTTGAAATTCATGGATTGATCATGGCAAGCACACCCGAAGGTAAAGTCAAAGCGCAAGTTAGACGCATACTGGATGAGCGCGGGGTGTATTACTTTTGCCCTGCCACCGGGGGTTATGGACGCTCTGGTGTGCCTGACATCATCGGCTGCTGCAAGGGCGTGTTCTTTGCCATCGAGTGCAAGGCGGGGAAAGGGCAGACTACCGCATTGCAAGAACGCGAGTTAAGACGCATCGCGGATGCAGGTGGCACGGCACTGGTCATCTATGAAGATGGTATGGATTTAGTACGCGAGATGCTGGACGCACTCAGCACTCCGTCATAGATCAAGCGGCGTCTACCTCCCTCCGTTGGCATGGATGCGGATAACAGCCTGAATGCGTGTAGTTCGCCACACGTCAAACCTGAGACGCGTCATAGCTTGACAGGTAATTCAGACACCATGCACCCTCAACTTTTACAGGAGAAGCAAAGTGGCAAAAGTAACCAAACAATTCAAAATCATGAGCATGTTGAACAAGGGGTACACAGCGGCAGAAGTTGCCGAACACTTCGGTGTGAGCAAGGCGTATGTGTACGTGGTGAAGTCAACCGAGAAAAAGAAAGGACTTGTACAAGTTAAGAAAAAGAAGAAACCAGAGCAGAAGTTTGCGTTTGAAGTGGTTGAACCCGTCGATGCAATCCAAGCCGATGATCCCAATGCGGTGCAGATCGGTGGGGACCACTACAAGTCTTTGGGTGTGCAACCGTGGGATGCGATGGAGTCGTGGCTCACTCCGGAGGAGTTTCGTGGATTCCTGAAGGGTAATGCAATCAAGTACCTTGCCCGGAAGAAGAACGCGGATGATCTGTTGAAGGCACAGCACTACCTGTTGAAACTCAATTCACTTAAACCGGGAGCGTAGCATGAGCACAAAGAACATTGCAGTAGATCGAGCCATCGCACTACTCAACGCAGCGGGTGCTGTGTATGAGGTGCATTATGAAGGGCAAGTGTATGGGGAATTGCCGAAACAAAGAGGATCCAAAGGTAGCTCCTACATCATTGGTCCATTGCGCGGAAAGATGACACGGCATGTCCGTGAAGGATTGCAATCTATGCAAGCGGGTGAAACCCTTGTGCTTGATCTGTCCAACGATGATCTGAAGCATGTTGCCATTGACCAACTGCAAGCCACTACCGCAACCGTGGCGGGGCAATTGTGGGGTTCGGGGAACTACGTCACGCATCGCATTAACGATAACAAAGCGCTTGAAATACTGCGCGTATCGTAGATCAACGGGGGAAAGCGGATGCTGGTATGACGCTACGCAAGGCACGTACGCCAGTGCAGCGAGTACCCCACCTTTTTGGAGAATTAAATGAGACTGGCAGACCTGATCAATTCATTGTTTGTGTATGACGCGCTCGCACCGGACTTGATTCCGGTGGAGAACTGCAAGCCGACTGATCCTCGGCGCTATGACGAGCGGCGCAAGGCGTGTATCGCGTACCTACGTGAGCGCAACATGTTCATTCTTGATGGGCACTTTGTACCAACAAAAGCCAGCCATACCGACATCACCGTCACGTTCAATCGCGCTCGGCAACAGTTGGGGGAGAAGCTGATACAGGTGGCGAAGTGACCGACTTCATGCGGGCAGCAGCCAAGCGCATCATCAACGCCATGCGTGAAGTGCGTAAAGCAAACAAGGAAATCACCACGCGCAACATAGCCGAGCAGTTGGGGCAGACAACACAGAACGTGGGGGTCAATCTACAGAAGATGTTGAAGGAAGGCTTGGTGCGTAGACACGGCATGATCTTGCAGTTTGATGGCAAGTATCGAGCGAAGAACATGCTGTGGCGTATCAATACATTGGCAGTCAGAAAACTGGAGGCGCAAGAGGATGGCGACATCACGTACAAAAAGACCGGCAGATCAGCCAGCAAGATGCACGATGTGCAAGGTAGTCAAGCAACCGTATGAGTATCACAAGACTCGATACAACACGCTCAATAGCTGGTGCAAGGCGTGTGTCAGAGAGGATAACAAGTTCCGTTACCACGCATACAAGGAGAAGACATGATTTTCTTTAGTGGATTGTTCATGATAGCCGTAGGGTTTGGTGTGTTCGTCATGTTCGCCGATCCGGTCAACGACAAGCGGATGTGGCTGGAAGACCTCTGCGCAGGGCTAATGATGTTGGGTTTCGGTGTGGTGATCATCGGTGCGGTGGTGTGGATCGGACAGGTGCTACGTTAATGCCAGCTAAAGGTTGGAGAAAGAGGCAGACCATGCAGTGGATACCGGAGGAAGAAGTAGAAGTGACAGGCAAGATACCGCCCGACTGGACGCAACAGCTTATCGTTACTCCCACGCATATCAAATCAAGAATTTTTGCAGGGGAAAGGCGTGAATGCGTCTCGTCAATCCACAAGACATTAGATGAAGTCAATCTACAAAGAAAACGCGAGTGGGTCGGACTGACTGATGAAGACATCAAAGAAATCATCGGATACTACGGTGATTTAAACGTCAATGGATATGCGCGCCAGTTGTTCGCAAAGATCGAAGCCAAGCTGCGGGAGAAGAACACATGACTGACGACGATTGGAAAAACATTTGGGATGAGTTTGATATTCAGCTTGATACGCTTGAGGACGAGCTTCAGCAAGAGAACATTAAAGCGCATGGGGAAGGCTACTACACGACTGACGAGCAATTGTATTGGTTGATGCAAAAAAAGTTGATTCGCCGTTTAGTCGAAGCCAAGCTGCGGGAGAGCAACGAAACAAAGGCGTGGTTCACCATTGATGAATTTAATGAGTGGGCAGAAAAACTCATAGAAAAGGAAAAGGACAAATGGATGGATTTAATGAGTGGGCAGAAAAACTCATAGAAAAGGAAAAGAACAAATGCTAGTCCAACTACAGAAACCTGATCCCATCCTGCTTGAAGACCCGGTGCGCCCGAACATCAAACCCGAAGACAGGCTTGGATACACGCGAGATGTGTGGGCGTTGATTGAGGACAAACAGTTGGGGGCGATCCTGTGCATTGCGTTTCACAAAACGATACCCACCACGGAAGCGGAACTGATGGAGCCGCCGATCAGGATATGTCTTGACAACGCAATCCTGTACAGCGTTTGGTCGTACAAGAAAGGCACAGCGAGCAAGCTGGTGCGTGAGTATTTGGAGATGCTCCGTGTGCAGGGTTCCCCAATCAAACGCATCGTCACGATGAGTCCGAAGACCGAGATGGCACGGAACTTCCACTACAAGAACGGCGCACGGTTGTTGCAAACAAACGAAGAGACGGTGAATTATGAGTATTGATGAGTTGATTGAACGGTTTAGAAAATTAGCCGTTACCAGAGATGCGGTTCTACAGCAGGAATACGAAGCATTGCAGTTTATCGTCAAGATGGCCGTACTTAATGAGCGCGAGGAGTGTGCGAAGTTGTGTGAAAGAATTGCAAATATGCACTATGAAGATGGATCTTGGGAGCAGGGGTGCTATTACTGTGCTACCCGTATCCGAACAAGGAGGAAGAAATGAATACTGAATGCCCGATGTGTGGACAGATACAACACCACAACCTGATGGTGCAAGACAAGAAGTACCGCATCGACGGAGAGTATTCGATAGAGCAGTTGGAGCAGTTGATTATCAACTTGAGGGAGAAGAACGATGGAAGAATCAATTGTCAGTAAAGGCATCACAGAAGACTATCTTTGGCAGGAAGCCAAAGCGATGAGTGCCAAAATTGCCGAGCTGCATGGAGCGCTTCATGAATTCGCAACGGTGGTAGCAAACCGAGATAAGGACAATCGGAATGTCATCGCCAAACTGTATGCCGAGAATTTCGAAATGCGGCAAGAGATCAAAGACCTGAAGGAGAAGAACGATGGACCCATTACTTAAAGCACAGGAAGACGCCAAGCGCCCGGTGATTTACTGCGATCCGAACGAACTGCAAGGGTTTCTGTTTGGCGTGTATGACGCGATCACTGTCGGCAAGAAGTCTGACAGATACACGTTCGCGCTGTACGCCGAGCCACCACAACTACAACAGAACCAACTACTGATCTCACCTGAGATGCTGGAGAAGTTTGGATACGTGCCAAGGGGGAAAGAATGAACGAGATGCTAGACAAGAAGCTGTGTGAAAAATATCCTAAGATTTTTGTCAATCGCAACGCTAGTGCGCAGACCACAGCGATGTGTTGGGGTTTTGCCCACGGTGATGGTTGGTACGATATCGTCAACAATCTGTGCGGGTGTATCCAACATCATATTGATTCAACCGATTCTGTGCCACAAGTTGTTGCTCAACAAGTGAAAGAAAAATTTGGCACTCTGCGTTTCTATTACACCGGTGGAGATGAATATATTCGCGGCCTTGTTAGTATGGCTCAAGCAATGTCCGGTGTAATCTCTGAAGACTCCAACGCAGCGGGGGAAAGTGATGCAGTGGAGTCCTGACTCTTATCGCAAGAACGAGATACGACTGCGCTACACTGAGAGAGCATACAAGCGCGGCATGAGTTTAGGCTTTGGGTTAGGCATGATCTTTTGCTACGGTTTGTTCTTGGTCTACAACATACTGAAATTGGTGCTCACATGAAACCGTTCGTTATGGATAACACTGGGAGAAAGTGTATCGGCATCATTTGGAAACATAACGATTGGTGGTTTGTCAGTGATGATGGTTCAATTCATTCCGGCGCTGCCCCCGCTGCTTATGACCTTGCCACTTTGCACCGGAACCTAAGAACTAACTTGACCAAACGAAACGTGCGATATTTTTGGGCTGAAATGCGGTTATGGTACTGGGACATACTGCACGATTTCTTGTTCTACACTCTTATGCAATGGCACAAAAAATGGGATCAAAAAAGAAAATGATTGACTACAGCGAAAGCCTACTCAAGATCAAAGCCCTGCAACGCGAAGCGCAGGACGCATTACTAGCGCGTGACTGGCAGACTGCCTGTGACAAAGCCGACGAGATCATCGTTGCCGCCCGTGCCATCCGTGTGTTTTGTATGCACGAACTAAATAAGACCCTATCTTCATGATCACAATCGACTTTGAGACGTACTACAGTCAAACCTATTCCCTGAGCAAAATCACCACGGAGGAATACATTCGTGGTGATGAGTATGAAACCATCGGGGTTGCGGTCAAGATAGATGATGGTGTCACCGAATGGTTCTCAGGTACGCATAAACAAATCAAAGCGTGGCTGGATCAGTTTGATTGGGACACCATCGTCGTTGCCCACAACGCGATGTTTGATATGGCGATTCTGAACTGGCGATTCGACATCCGACCGAAGATCATTGCGGATACTTTGGCGATGGCTCGTGCGCTCCACGGGTCAGAGGTAGGTGGCAGTCTGGCAAAGCTGGTGGAGCACTACGGGCTAGGTACGAAAGGAACCGAGGTCGTCAACGCGCTGGGTAAACACCGGGTAGATTTTGATGCTGAGGCGTTGGCCCGGTACGGTGAGTACTGCATCAACGATGTTGACCTGACCTATGCACTGTTTCACCGTATGGTCGAGCATTTCACCAAGGACGAGTTGAAGATTGTCGACTTGACTACCCGCATGTTCACCGAACCGGTGCTGGAGTTGGACGCCCTGTTGCTGGAGCGGCACAAGGCGGCGCTAACCAAGCGCAAGGATGCGCTGCTGGCTCGGGTGAGTGAGGACAACCCGGAGAAGGCCAAGGACATCATCATGAGCAACGCCAAGTTTGCGGAGTTGCTGCGCCAGCTTGGGGTTGAGCCGCCGATGAAGACCAGCCTGACCACCGGTAAAGAAACCTATGCGTTCGCCAAGACGGATGAGGGACTGAAGGCACTGCTGGAGCATGAGAATCTGGAGGTGCAGACCCTTGCCACAGTCCGGCTGGGGGTCAAGTCCACGCTGGAGGAAACACGCACCCAACGGTTTCTTGACATCGCCAGCCGGGGGAGTCTGCCGATCCCACTGCGCTACTACGCCGCCCACACCGGGCGCTGGGGTGGCACGGACAAGATCAACATGCAGAACCTACCAAGCCGGGGACCGGACGCTGGGACGCTGAAAAAGGCGGTGCTTGCCCCGGAAGGGTACGTTGTCATCGACGCTGACTCATCGCAGATCGAAGCCCGGGTGCTGGCGTGGATGGCCGGACAGGAAGACCTGCTGGAGACGTTTCGCAAGAACGACTACGAAAAGCGCACCGGGGTGCTGCCGGAGGAGCAGGAGTTCGACGTATACAAGATCATGGCTTCGCGCATCTACAACAAGCCCATCGGTCAAATCAGTTCAACCGAGCGGTTCGTGGGCAAAACAGTAGTACTGGGTGCGGGGTATGGGCTGGGTGGCAAGAAGTTCGCCATGTTCATGAAACAATCAAACATTGAACTCTCTCACGATGAGGCGACCCACATCGTCAATACCTACCGGGAGAGCTACCCGCGCATCCCTGAGTTGTGGCGGGACGGCGATGCCTGTATCCAAGCCATGATCGAGCAGACCAGCCGGGGATGGGGGCAGCGCCCGGGGATCATCACGGTGGGGGATGTGGGGGTCAACCGCGTGTCCACCCCGGTCGGCATCCCGATGCACTACCACAACCTGCGATTCCACACGGCAGAGAACGGCAAGCGCCAAGCGATCTATGCTTCGCGCACCGGCATTACCAGCATTTGGGGTGGGACGTTCACAGAAAACATGATCCAGCACTTGGCTCGGTGTATCATTGCCAAACAGATGTTGCGAATCGCACGGAAGTACCGGGTTGTCATGACGGTGCACGATGCAATCGCCATCATTGCGCCCGAGGAAGAAGCAGTACAGGCACAGACGTATGTTGAAGAGTGCATGCGCTGGCTTCCGTCATGGGCAGAAGGGTTGCCCCTGAACTGCGAATCAGGCTTCGGGAAAACCTACGGAGATTGTTGATGATCAGGTGGTCGTACAGCAGCATGTCGCTGTTCCAGCAATGCCCCAAGAAGTATTTCCACTTGCGGGTTGCGAAGGACATCAAGCAAGAAGAGTCCGAGCAGATGCGCTACGGTCTGGTCGTGCACAAGGCTGCTGAAGACTATGTGCGGGATGGAACCCCTCTACCTGAAGCATTCTCCTACATGGCAGAACCGCTGGATCGCCTGAAGAAGTTTGACGGGGACAAGTACTGTGAGCATCAAATGGGTATCACACAGGACTTGCAAGCCTGTTCGTTTGCAGCGCCCGATGTTTGGTGGCGGGGTATCGCTGACTTGCTGATTGTGAATGGTGACACCGCCCGGGTGGTGGACTACAAGACAGGCAAGTCAGGGTATCCTGACACCAAACAGTTGGAGTTGCTGGCGCTGGCAACCTTCAAGCATTTCCCGCAGGTGCAGACGGTCAAAGCAGGGTTGCTGTTTGTGGTGCATACTGCGTTTGTCAAGGAAACTTTCCATCGCGCTGAAGAAGAAAAGCGCTGGCAGAAATGGTTGGATCAGTCCGAGCAGTTGGAGTATTCCTACGATCATGGTGTATGGAACGCAAAGCAGAACTTTACCTGCCGCGCTTGGTGTCCGGTGAGTAGCTGCGTTCACAACGGCAAGAACAAATAGGAGGGAACATGCCCTACGTCAACAAACCCCGCCCGTACAAGAAAGAGTACGCGCAGTACCAAGGCAAGCCCGAGCAGATCAAGAAACGTGCGGAGCGTAATGCTGCCCGTGCCAAGCTGATGAAGACCGGTGCTGTCCACAAAGGTGATGGCAAGGACGTAGACCATGTGCTGCCGCTGTCCAAAGGGGGCACAAACGGTAAGGGAAACTTGCGGGTCAAGTCGGCCACCAACAACCGTAGCTTCAGTCGGAACAGCGATCACACGGTCAAACGCAACGTCAGCAAAAAGTAGTTGACACACCCCCACAAGGGGTGCAATATGATGAAAACCAACCACCCGCAGAGGTGGTGTGTTTAAAATTTAAGTACAGTAGTCGGGCTAGGTGAAACCTTCACCTCGCCCCACAAGTCCTTTGGGAAGCAATCGCAGTAATGCAAATACTTAACAATAAAGCACTACAACTTAAGGTGCGTGATCCGATAAAGATCACCTCTGTGATTCCGTGCAGCAAGCAGATTGGAAGCCACGAAGTATTGGTTAGATGGGGCTTGGAAGAAGCGCAAGTGCTAAAGAACATGCGCATCAAAAACGTGCCATCTCCTATCCTCAAACAATACAACTGGCCCGGGATACACAAACCTTTCCAGCATCAAATCGCTACCGCACAGTTTTTCACGTTGCACCGCAGAGCGTTCTGTTTCAACTCCCAAGGCACTGGCAAGACTGGTGCAGCGATATGGGCAGCAGACTATCTGATGACTGCAAAGAAGGTGCGCAGGGTGTTGGTGATCTGCCCGGTATCAATCATGGGTTCAGCATGGCAAGGTGATCTATTTCGGTTTGTCATGCACCGCACGGTTGACATCGCGCACAACCCACGCCGTGAGAAGCGCCGTTCAGTAATCATGGGTGAATCTGAATTCGTCATCATCAACTATGACGGGTTGGAGATCGTGTCAGATGCCATCATTGAAGATGGCCGGTTTGATCTGATCATCGTGGATGAAGCCAACGCGTACAAGAACGTGCACACGAAACGCTGGAAGATCTTGAACAAGATCATCAAACCGCAGACATGGCTTTGGTTGATGACGGGAACTCCTGCTTCACAAGACCCAAGCGATGCGTACGGGCTTGCCCGGTTGGTCAATCCAAACGGTGTACCAAAGTTCTTCGGTGCATTCCGTGATCAGGTGATGAACAACATCACACGCTTCAAGTGGATTCCGAAACCAAATGCAACCGAGATAGTGTTCAAAGCGCTTCAACCAGCTATCCGGTTTACCAAGGAAGAGTGTCTCGATCTTCCTGACATGATGTACGTGACGCGAGATGTACCGCTGACCGCACAACAGTCGAAGTACTACGAGAAGATGTTGAAAGACCAGTTGATGGTAGCAGCAGGTGAAGAGATCAGTGCCCCAACCGCAGCAGCCAACTTGAACAAGCTACTGCAAATATCGGGTGGTGCGGTGTACACGGACAATCGTGACACCATTGAGTTTGACTGTTCAGAACGGTTACAGGCACTGAAAGAAGTTGTGGAGGAAGCAAGCCATAAAGTATTGGTATTTGTGCCGTACACCCACAGTTTGGTCATGGTATCTGAATGGCTAAAGAAACAGGGGTACACGACAGAAATTATCAATGGGGCTGTATCACCAAACAAGAGAACCGAGATATTCAACAGGTTCCAAACTACGCCAGACCCGCAGGTGCTGGTCATTCAGCCACAAGCTGCATCGCACGGAGTCACGCTGCATGCTGCCAACGTGGTTGTGTACTGGTCACCTGTGATGAGTGTTGAGACGTACCTTCAAGCCAACGCCCGAGTGCACCGTGCGGGTCAAGCGAACAAGGTAACCATTGTGCATCTGCAAGGTAGCCGTGTTGAACGCAAGATGTATCAAATGCTGCAAAACAAAGTCGATACACATCAACGTCTGGTTGATCTATACAAAGAAGAACTGGGAGAAGTAAATGAGTGATGACGCCATACCCGCCGATAAACTTGTGCGTGTGTTTATTAAGATGCGGGATCGTAAGCAGGAACTCACGCATGCGTATGAAACTGAGGTTGCCAAGCTCGATGCACAGATGGATGAAGTCAAGTCCAAACTGCTTGAGACTTGTGAAGCGATTGGGGCAAACAGTCTGAGGACTAATTTCGGGACCGTGGTGCGAACCGTGAAGACCCGTTACTGGACTTCTGATTGGGAACAGATGCACTCATTCGTAAAAGAAAATGATGCAGTTGATCTTTTGGAGAGGAGGATTCACCAGAGCAATATGAAAACTTATTTGGAGGAGCACCCGGACAAGTTACCGCCCGGGTTGAATTCGGATAGCCACTACGAAGTAACCGTTCGCCGTAAATAACAGGAGACATCATGTCCAACGAAGTAACGCTGTTCAAATCTGGAGTACCGTCGTACCTCAAGTCGCAACCGCTGAATGCAATCACCAAGTCTCTGTTGAGCGGTGGTGGCGGTGGTGGCAAACGTATCTCAATTCGCGGCAACATGTTCCGCTTGGTGGTCAACGGCGAAGAAGTTGCTACCCGTGAAGAGCGATCCATGCCGGTGGTAATCGTCAACGTAGCGCCCGATACATCCCGTGCCTACTACGACAAGGCGTTTGTGCCGGGTCAGAAAGCTTCTCCGGCATGCTGGAGCGCCAACGGCAAGACCCCGGATGAGAAAGCCAGCGATCCGCAATCCAAGACCTGCGCCAACTGCCCGAAGAACGTCAAGGGGTCAGGTAGCAACGGCAAAGGTGCGGCTTGCAAGTATGACCGTCTGATCGCCGTGGTGCTGGAGAATGATATGGAGGGTGACCTGTTCCAGTTGTCGCTGCCCTCGCAGTCGATCTTTGCCAAGGAAGAGGGCAAGCTGGGTCTGAACGCCTATGCCACGTTCCTGTCCGGGTTCAATGTCAACGTCAACAACGTGGTTACTGAGATGAAGTTTGACACCAACAGCGAAACCCCCAAGCTGGTGTTCCGTGCCACCCGTCCGTTGACCGAGGAAGAGTTTGAAATCATCAACGCCCGGGGAGAGACGCAGGAAGCCAAGGATGCCGTGAAGGTGTCCTACTCCCCGCCCAAGGAAACGGATGCCACCGCTGCCCCGGCAGCGCCCAAGCTAGCCAAACCCAAGGCAGAAGCGGCGGATGACGAGGAAACGGCGGAGCCAAAAAAGCGGGCTGGCAAGAAGGAAGAGGTCGTGCCGCCCAAGTCCAAGCTGGCTGATGTACTGGACGAGTGGGACGACGAAGAGTGACCCAAAAAGTACAATAATGAAAAGTGGGGTGCGGTATGATCCGCACCCCGATTCTTGGAGAAGATGATGGCAATCCGCAAATTTTCACAAAAAATAATTGACTCTCTTACTGATGACAGCAAAGAGGGCGTAGCTATCGAACTGGGGCGCGTCTGCCTCAAGCATGGATACACCGTAGCGGAAGTTGCTGATGTGTTCGCTGTTTCTCGCCCCACGGTCTACAACTGGTTCAATGGCACGACCAAACCCAGTCGCCGTATGCGCGAAAAAATCCAAAAACTGATTGACCGCCTGAACGCCAAACACACCGAAAATGAGTAACCATGCCTACCAGACAAGAATTTCTGGGGGCCGTACTTCCCCCTGAAGGTCTGTACTGCGTAGTCGGGATCAAGGATAAAACCATTCACAGCCAGACGTTCCACAAGACGTTGGGCGAAGTGGATGCAGCGGTGGATGGGCTGGAGGAGGTAGGGGTCAACTCGTTTGTTGCACTCGCCAATTTTCAGAACGACCGGAATCGCACGGCTCCCAACGCCCTACGGCTGAAGAGTTTTTTCCTCGATCTTGATGTCGGAGCCAATGACCCGAAGAAGTACCCGGATCAGCAGACGGCAATCGCCGCGCTGAAGCAATTTGTTAAAGATTTAAAGTTACCCCGCCCGATGGTGGTGGACTCCGGTAATGGTGTTCATGCTTACTGGCCGCTGACAGAGGAGGTAGATCGCGCTGAATGGAAGGTGGTAGCGGATCGGTTCAAGCTAATCTGTGCGTTGAACGGGCTGCATGCAGACCCGGCGGTAACCGCAGATGCCGCCAGAGTGCTTCGTGCCGTGGGATCGTCCAATTTCAAGTATGCGGACAACCCGCGCCCGGTAACGGCGCTGAACACCGTGCCGCTGATCGACCTGAGCATCATGAAGGATCGCTTGGGGGTGGGGGATACCGCCCTTGCAACCGCGCCAAAACGACCGCTGAACGCCCTGACCAAATCCCTGCTAGCCAACAAGCCAGCCAGCTTCCGGTTGATTCTGAAGAAGTCCATAGCCGGTAACGGATGCCAGCAGTTGGTCGATGCGGTGAGCAACCAAGACACCATGTCCGAACCCATGTGGCGAGCGGCGTTGTCCATTGCTCAGTTCTGCAAGGATCGGGATGTCGCAATCCATAGAATCTCAGCAGGTCATCCGGACTACACCCCGGAGGAAACCGAGGCCAAGGCGCAGCGTATCCAAGGCCCATACCTGTGCACCACCTTTGAGGGCGACAACCCAAGCGGCTGCGCTGGATGCAAGCACAAGGGCAAGATTAGCACCCCGCTGGTGCTTGGGCAGGGCGAGGTCGAGGTTGCCACCGCCGAGGACAATGTTGTCAAGGATACGAAACAACCAGAAAAAGTTTACACAATACCGGAATACCCTTTCCCGTTTGTCCGTGGCAAGAACGGCGGCATCTATGTGCGGGAGAAGGACGAGGACGACAACCCGAAGGACAAGCTGGTGTACGAGAACGACTACTACCTTGTCAACACGGTGGACGACCCGATGCAAGGCATGTCGGCATTGTTCCGGCTGCACCTGCCCCAAGATGGTGTGAAGGAATTCCTGATCCCCATGAAGGAAATGACAGCCAAGGACATATTTAGCAAACGAGTTGCCGAGCAAGGGTTGAGCACAATCGGCAAACAGATGGAATCACTGATCGCATACTCACACATGGCAATTAAAAAATATCAACGCGAAAGTCGCGCCGACAAAGCCCGGGTGCAGTTTGGTTGGGCGGATCGGAACTCATCGTTCATCGTCGGGGATCGGCAAATCACCGCCACGGATGTCATATACAGCCCCCCTTCGTCAATCACTCTTGGCTTGGTCAAGTTGTTTGGGCAGAGCGGGACGCTGGAGGATTGGAAACGGATCGCTGCGTTCTACAACCGTCCGGGCATGGAACTGCACATGTTTACCCTGTTCGCAGGGTTTGGTTCCCCACTGGTTCCGTTCTCCAAACACAAAGGTGGCGTGATCAGTTTGTACAGTGAAGGCTCCGGTGTGGGTAAAACAACCACACTCAAGATGATCAACAGCATATTCGGTCACCCCGATGAACTGCTGATTATCAAAGCGGACACCATGAACGCAAGGATGCAGCGGATCGGTACATTGCAGAACATCACCCCGACCATTGACGAGATTACCAATGAATCGCCAGAGGTTACATCCGAGTTCCTGTACCACTACCTGCATGCCCGAGGCAGGAACCGGATGAGTAACATCTCCAACATTGAGCGTCTGAACACAAGCTCATGGAATGCACACTGTGTAGTCACCGCCAACTCCGGGCTTGAAGACAAGCTGTTTACCAAGAAGCGCAACCCGGACGGCGAATTGGCTCGATTCCTTGAGTTCCCATACACCCCGGGTAACACCGATGCCAAGACCGTATCGGACGATGTGTTCTCCAAACTGAAGTCCAACTATGGGGTGGCTGGTGTGCCCTTCATCCAGCATACGATCCGTGAGTTGCCGCAGATTGTGGATGCGATGAATCAGATGCAGCACTCATTGGATGTCACGGCAAAGCTGACGCAGCGGGAGCGGTACTGGTCGAACATTGCCACCACCGTATTGACCGGGGGACTCACAGCGCGGGAGGCGGGGGTAATGGATTTTTCCGACTCCGACTTTGAGCGCATCCACAGTTGGACAGCCGAGATGCTCACGCAGAAACGTGCAAAAAGTGTCAACAGCGCACCAGACCCGTCCCTCATGCTTGGTGCGTTTTTGTCAGAGAACATCAACAACGTGCTGATCATCAACAGCGGGACACGGCGCAACTCTGCCGGTATTCGGGAAGCTGCCATCCGCGAACCACGCGGTCCACTGGTTGTACGGTACGAGCCAGACACCAAAGAGCTATTCGTCAACCGACCCAAATTCCGCAAGTTCTGCACGGAGTCACAGGTGGCCTACGAAGGTGTGCTGGCAAGCCTGAACAAGAAGGGGCAGTTCCTTGGGGAGCGCAAGGTTCGCATGGGAAAGGGGTTGCAGTTTTCTGACCCAGAGATGGCGCTGGTCTTCACCGGAGTAGGGGAAGGACTACTGGATGAGCACACTACAAACGCACGGAATCCCGATCAAGATTGACTGGGAGAAGTTCAAGGTAGGGACATCGTTTTTCATCCCCGGCATTGATCAGGATGATTTGATCAGGCAGTTACGCCGGGAGATGCAAAGATTAAAAATTGGAGTGCAGATTCAGGCGGTGGTGGAAAACAGCATGTTGGGAGTACGGGTGTGGCGGACACGATAGGTTGTGGTATCATGCCCCTGCTTCTCCCCAACTTCTCCCCGGTGCAATGCCGGGGGTCTTTTTATTTCAATGCCTTCAGGAAGTTGGGGGTGATATCAGGAACGATTCCCGCAGCGGCACGTAGTTTGGGTAAGCGCAGACTTTCCAGATACTTGTTTTCTTTTGCTTCCAACTCATCCAGTTGACGACGCATTTCATCTTCGTCAATGTTTTTGTTGTCCAAAATGAGTTTTCTTACTTTTCGGAATTTGGACATGTCTTCATCAATCCGGGTTTGCAATTGACGTAGTGCGTAGGCTTGCCGATTCTCTGGATCGGTGATGTAAGACAGGGCTTCCTCACCTTTACCAGCCGAAACTAAATCACGATATGTCCGTGCGACCATGTCGATACGGTTGCGCATCTCATAGTAGTCTTCTTTTGCGCCCTTATCCTTCGTGCTGTAACTGAACGGGCTTAGAACGCTGATATCTTCGTAGCGCAAGCTGGGTGTAACTTTACCTTCCGCTGCATGGAACAAGGCATTGGACATACTTAACACTGCACCACCGATCTGCCCACCAATACCTCGGAGTAGGTAATCTAGCTTCAACGGTGACAGGTTTAACGCTGCACCAAGCTGTTTGGAAATCTCTGTAGTGGAATCAGTGTACTGTTGGGATGGGACAAGGAACTCCTTGCTCTTTCCAACGATTGGGTTTTGTGTGAAGAAGCTGCGATTTAATGACAGTTCTACCCCTAGCTTTGGTAATGCACCGCCCGGGATCAAGAAGTTTTCAAAGCTACCCAAATCCCAAAATGCGCCAGCGATTGCTCGACCCGCACGACTACCTGCATCTTCTCCTTCCACGCCTTCAGCCAAGACCGTACGCGTAATCTGTTCGGGTATTACTTTAAACAGGAAACCAATACCGTCATTAGGTACAGGGATTCGGAAAGTTGTGTTTGGCACAACGAAGCTGCGGTTGCGCTTGTTGTCATCCAGCTTTTTGTAGTCGTCTTCATCCCCAACCATCATGGTGTACAGCATGGTCAGGACAGCCAGTTGTGTACCGCGATAGACGATTGCTCGCTTGGTAGCTGCTTTTTCACCTTCAGACAGCCGCGCAGAACCCAACACCAACCCTTTATAAAGGTTGTTCATGTCATTCATCCATACACCCATGAACGGCACGGTCTGACGCAGGAAGCTTGCGTAGGCAGACGAACCCATCGTATCGAAGTTGATGATCTCCCGGGCACGGCGTAAAGCTAGTACTTCGTTACCAGTTTCTTTCATGGTAAGTTCATACAACGCGGTACGCACCGCTTCGTCTGAGGCGGCACTGATGCGTTCCAATACATCAATACCGCGATTGAACAACCCACCCATCCCTGCGTCGTAGTATCCCAACTTGCGTCGAAAGCTGCGCTTGGCTTCGCCGGGCATGATGTCACTGCCCTTGCCGATGATACCGAACTGCTTTAACCGTTGCGCAGTTTCAGTTGTCCCAAACAGTTCTTTGGTGAAGTTAGCCAGTACCCGGGGGAAAATTGCATAGGGGTTCTTCAATCCACTGGACGTAAACGCACGAATCGCATCCTGCGGCAACTGCGCCAGAGAGAAGACCGGGTTCAAGGTAATGCCACGACGCAACAGGTTTGCAGGGGCAGCGAAAAACGGGGTGATTGCCCAATGTGCAGACTCATACCCTTTGAATGCAGGGAGAGCAGCCGGGTCTTTGAAGGCGTAATACTCCTCCTTCCCATCAACCATAACTTGCGCAACCAGTTTTGGGTCTACTCCGGTGGCAACTGGGCTACCAACTTTACGGGCTTCGTTGTATCGCAAAGCAAAATTGGTCAGGTATTTGGCAGTGTCATTACCCACTGACTTGTTTACCATCCAATTGCTCAACTTCGCCATGTTGTCCAGCACGTTGTTGATTTCAATATCCTCAACCCTGCCGCCTTTCAGCTCTTGCATTTTGCTGCGGTTGACAAGCCCTTTGGAAAATTCCTTCACGGCTTTGATATTGATACTACCGTCTTCATTTTCACTGAAGCGGAACCACGGCACATAACCAGCGTTTTTCTTCAAACCATCGACGGTTTCTTGATCCAACACGCCAGCAGTTACCAACGAATCCAACCCACGATTCTTGAACTTTTCATACAAGTTCAACGCTTTACGAATTTCTGGCGTGGAATGATATGCGGCCAAACCAACTTTGAGTTGTTTGGCATTTAAAGTGGGTGCAACTGTTCCGCCTTGGGTAGTCAACTGTTTGGAATTGATTAGCCCTTCCTCACGTCGTGCAGTTGCGGCAAGATCAAACAACCGTTCCGCAGTTTGGAAGTCCGGGGTTTCGGAGTATTTGCCAACCATCTTTTGCAGTTCTTCAAGGATGTCTTTGTAGCTGGCATCCGTTTTGTATGCTTCCCACAGACCCGTTTTTTCGTTCTTGCGAAAGCCCCCCATCTCTAGCGTTGCAGCGGAGATACCTGACACTTTGGTGGAAGATTGCAGTTTGTCAAGGGCACTAGCCGCACCCATCGCATCCAGTGCGTTGTTACCGTGCAGTGAAGCAAACCAATCTTCCCACCATGTATTTTTGTTCGCCATATTTTGGCGAATCTTGTCGATGGTGTTACCCGTGCGTTGAAACCGGTTGGGACTTGTCACCGATTCGATTGCACTACTGATGACCCCCTGTGGGGCTGGGGGACCCTTAAAGTAATCATTAGCAGTGTCTACTGCTGCTGCAAGTCCGGGGTTGGATACCGAAAAGCGTGGTTTGCCATACTGTACGTTGACTGGCAAGCGGATAGCAATGTGCGCAGCACCATACGCCATGTCCACCAAGTTCTGCTCGGTAAGAGTGCCCACCCCAAGTTTTTCCAAGAATGCCTTGAACTTGTCAAACACGCGCTTTAACCACTGGCTGGCTGGGCGGAAGCTGGTTGGACGAACACCACGGTTGACCAACTCCTCGGTCATGTACGCAATGATTTCGTCGTTGGATTCCTTGCCTTTACCCAACGCAATACGGGCAGCTTCCCCGCGCATGTTGTTCTCTGTGGCCCAAGTGCGAACTTGGTCAGAAAGTTTCTTACGTTCTTTCTGCGACATCAGCCGATCAAAACCAACGTGCGCTCCAATTTCATGTAGCGCAACCGACAGTTCTTGACCACGGGGGATGTTGTCAGCCACCAACCAAACACGGCCGTCGTAGACTACACCACGGATTGCTACATCGTAGTCAGCATAGTCAAGGACGCGACGGGGCAATTCCTTTTCCGATTGGACAACGGTGACGAGGTTGTCAAACCCCTTCTTGTCCTTGAATTCCCGTTGCAGTTCTTCCTTAACGTCTTCAACCGTATTTTCTTTACGCCCGGTTTTCTTGCCGGTTGAAAACTGCGATTTGGTAGGACTACGCCCGGTAATACGACGCTCTTCAGCACCGCTATACTGTTTTGCAAGGTCTTCCCGACGCGCTTCATCAGCATCAAGTTTTTCTTCAATCTCTGCTTCACCAGCGCGATCTTCAAATTTTTGTTTGGTAGGCTCGGTGGTATCAGCAATTTCTTCTTTCCCTGCTGATTTTTTGCGCAAAACAACGGCGCGTTCACGCACCGATTTTTCTTCCTCGTACCCAAGCAGCCGATCCATTTCTGCCTCGGTCATTTCTTCCGTCTTGGGCGCGGCAGGTTTGGGTTCTACCTTGGGTTCTACCTTGGGTTCTACTTTGGCTTCAACCTTGGCTTCAACCTTGGGTTCAACCTTGGGTTCGGGCTTCTTGATAACCCGCTTGGGTTCTACTTTGGTTTCAACCTTGGGTTCTACTTTGGTTTCAACCTTGGGTTCTTCCTCAACTTGGGGTTCTGTGGCAGGTCGAACAACAGTACGTGCACCAGCTGCATTGACGGGGGAAACAAGACCTTCTTGCTCCATAACCTCCAACAAACGTGCAGCACGGTTGTTATCAATTTGGAGTTTTCTTTGTAGAAACGAAATAGATGGCCGACCAGTTTCTGTTACCAGCTTTACCGCTGCATCATGCAGGGGATCAATTTCGGGTTCTTTTGTCAGTGGAGCGCTGACTGGTTTTTCTCCTTCAGCAGCCCCAGTAGCAGCTGCGATATCGCTTCCCACTCCGGGTGCCCCAACGACTTCACTTGGGGTGACTGCGGTAGTTCCTGCCGGTACAGACACTGCATCGCTTCTTGCAGGTTGTCCAGACTCAGGTTGGATAGGAGTTCGTAGTTCAAGAGGTGGCTCCTCAACTTTAACGGTGGGGGACAATACTTCGACCGCAGCACTGTTGTATTTGATGCCTTTCGGTGCGTTTTCAAATGCCGCAGTGAAGGCAACCCGACCCTCATCAGTGTTTAAGTCCAACCCACGGATCGCGTCCTTGAGCTTTTTCTGGCCGTAGCCTTTAATCTCCAAAGATTTTAATACGTCATCTGTAATGACACCGGGCTGGGCGGGTGCTACCGGCACAATCTCTGGGATGGTAGTTGTTGCGACCTTGGCTTTTTCCTTGGCTTTTTCCTTGGTTGCTACACCTTCCGGTGCAACAAACGTCATTGGAGTTTCTGCCGCAACATCGGTTTTTGGCGCAGCAGAGGTTTCCTGAGTAACAGGCGCAGCGGCGGTGACCTTCGGCGCGGTAGGAACTTCCGGTACAGGGGGTGCAACGGGTGGTTCTTCAGCGACCGGAGCAACAGGCGGGGCTTCTGGTGTAGGGGGTGCAACGGGTGGTTCTTCAGCGACCGGGGGGCGGGTAGGGCGCACCCTGCCACGATTTGGCATCACCAAATCAACCATCGACTGCACCAGCGCACCGACACCAAACCCGTAACCACCAGCCTCGGCTGCACCCTCAATCGGGTCTTTCTCAGGGTTGTACAGCCCTTGCTCGATCATGTTCTGCGCGATGCTCTGCGCCGTTTCCTGCACGGCTTCCAGTGAGCCAGTCTTGGATGCACTGATTAGCCGGTCTGAAATACCTTTGATTGGGCTAACCCCAAACCGACCCATGATCCGTTCAATCGGCAGCAGGTCAGTCAGACCCGGCAAGATGCCGTACGCAGTGGCAGAACTGGTTTCCTCTGGGGTAGCACCCGCTTGCTGGGCGCGTTGCCGCGCTTCACCTGCACCCATTGCACCAGCCATCGCTGCGCGAGCAGGGAGTCCGCCGGGAATTAGGAATGACCCCATGCTGCCAACACCCTCTGCCAAACGGGTGGGGATTGTCTCTTCATACCCGGGTGCAGCTTGGGGGGCAAACCGTTTGGCAAGCTCGTGGGCTTTCCCTGCTACGGCTTTTTCCATACCTTCTGGCAGTAACGCCGATGCACCAACAGCAGCAGTTTCCAGACCACCGATCAACCCACGGGGGATTGCTTTGAGTGCTTCTTTGGCTTGCCCTGCAATCGTACGTGCAACTCCGGCTTCTGGGTGACGCGCCAGTATCTGTTGGACGATAGTATTGTGGTCCACACCGGGTGGACCCTCAACCTCATAAGTTTTACCGTTTGGCGCGTCTACTTCATAGATTGCCATTATGACTTCTCTCGTACCGTGAATCGAGAATCAGCTTTGGGTTCTTTGCCAGTTGACAACGCTTGCTTTGCTTGTAGTACATCGGCTTTAGTCAGACCTTGCGCAGCCAGATCACGCGGACTCATTACACTCAGAACTTCATAGTATGCCCGTGCTTCCCTTTCTTCCGGGTCAGTAATTTCCGGCATACGATTTTTGATCTGCTGCGCTTTCAGTTTAACCAAAGTAGCAAACCGTTTCTCTGCACGGTCTTTTTCTTTCTCTTCTGCTTTTAGTGCAGCCTCTGCACGTTTTTGCTGAAGTCCAACGTACCCAGCAACTCCAGACTCCAACCCTTCACCGATGTTCTGCATAGCGTACTGCGATTTACCGGCCATTGTCTTTGCACCGGCCATCATCAGAGCAAGCCCAAGATCACGCAACTCCTGTTTGTTTGCACCCGCAGCGGCGGCATCTTGCAGACGTTTCTCTGCGTACTGCTCATACGCAGTTGGTCCGGTCGGTGCAGTGGCGGCGGCAGGTGCTGTAGTGGCGGAAGTTTTTTCACCGGGTAAACCAAACATGGCTTCCAATGCGTTGGCTGTACCCATACGAGCAATGTTAAGACCTTCCCTTGCATTCTCACCAGTAAGTACACGATTCTTCATGTACTCTTTCCATTCCGGCATGGTGGCAGGAAGGACGCCTTGTGCATTTTCTCCAAGCACACCCTCAGCAACAGCTGCTGGTGCTTGAACTATAAAGTCACGAGCAATTTCACGATTTGATCTTGTTTGTGGAGAAGCTGCTGTAGCAGCACCGCGATTCCCCATTACACGGGAAACAGTTCGTTGACGAACTTGATCAACCGTCAACCCTTTAACCCACGGATTTTGTTCTATTTCTTTTTCGCTGAATACGGTTTCAATCTTCTTATTACCATCAGCTGTGACTAATTTTGGTCCACCAAACCACGCCGCAGCATAGTTTGTCATAGTTTCTGGTATGTTTGAATTTTTAAAGGTTTGCTGTACATCTTTGATCAAAGCTTTTTCAAACATATCTTGCAGTTGCGCATTACCTTTGTAGTCAGACCACTTTGCATCTTTCAATTCCGGATATTTCTTTTGCAAGAGTTTGAAAGTTTCTTGAGTCATTTGTGCACGGCCCGTTGCACCGGATAACGGATTCACTGCATTCGGGTTATCGCCTGACTCGCTGCCACGAAGACGGTTAAGCGCTTCATACAGATCAAAAACTTCGTTTGTGTTTTGGACTGGTTTATTTGCTCTTTCAATTCTTGCTGCACGATACCGATCAATCTCGGCTTGAGATACGGGTTGAACTGCTTGCCTAGCAGCGTATTCAGCAGCTGCTGATTGGAATAGTGGTTGATCAGAAACGGCGCTACGAAACTCTTCTGGGTTATCCATGAAATAATCAATACCCGCATTTGCGGCATCCATCGCCAGAGGGACACCAACGGAACCCGCTAACCCAAGCCCTCCTAACGACTTCAATGCACTAGGGACAGCTTTAGCAAATGGAATACGTTTGACGTAATCGGTGAGGGTATCCAATCCCTGTACCCGGGCAGCATTTCTCACATTCCTTGCGTTTGCCTGTGCTTGTCTTGCAGCCTCAAGTCTTGCATCGCCCGGTGAGGGAGAAGCGGTGGCAGCGGCAGGTTGAGCAGCAGGAGCAACAGCGGCAGGAGCGGCAGGAGCGGCAGGAGCGGCAGGAGCGGCAGCAGGAGCCGGGGCAAGAGTGGCAGCGGCGGGGGCAGGAGCACGGGCAGCGGCAGCGCGGCTTTTCCCTTGTTCAATCGCTCGGCGGACTGCTACATCCTCTGCGGTAATAGTCTCTACCGGCGGAGGAGGAGTAATGCCACGGGCAGCGGCAGCACGTGCTCGCAACTCTTCAACTTTTTTATCTCGGACTATTTCATCAATCAAATCTTCCATGCCAATACCGGGTTCTCCACCCTCTGCACTAACGCGGGAAGGACCACGCCCTGCAAACGCTACGATTCCTCCACCAGCCATTGCTTGTTCCGTTCCTTCTCCTTCGCCGGTGATACCTTGCTGATGCAAAGACGGATCAAACATATGATCCCCAACAGATAACCCAGACACCCCTTGTTGTTCCAAACGAGCTAATACGGGTATCGAATTTGGGTTGTACTGTTGCAGTGCTTGTTGATTATGTTTTGCAGCCAGTTGTGTTTGAACCAGACCGTCCGCCAAAAAAGCGGCAAGACGTGCATCAGGCATGTTTTTGTAATGCGCCAACACCCCAGCCGGATCGTTTGACAACATGGCTCGCTGGGCAATATTCATAGCAAGTTTATTGATGGGAGAGTCTTGCCCAATCCCTTGTGCTTGCATCATCGCCATAATTATGTCCTTATTACCTGTTCAAACCGTACAGTAAGCCACCAATACCAGCTTGCGCAATACCTCCAAGCTGTGATGCCACGCTAGGTGGTGCTTGGTACATTTGTTGGCCAGCGGTTGTTGAGAGTTGCCCAGCGCCACGCAGGATATCTGACATGAAGCCAAGCTGTTTGTACGGGTAGTTCATCTGGTTAGCCCAATCTTGGTACTGTTGATTGAGCTTTTGCTGTTCCATCGCTTGCTGTTGCGCACCGGCTTGCATTTGGGCTTGATTGATACCCATCTGCTGGCCGTATTGCGTCTGACCCAACTGTCCCAGCGTACCAGCAGCTTGTCCTGCCAAACCAAGACCCTGAAGCCCAAGGTTCGCGCCAAACTGTTGTGCTTGTTGAGCTTGCTGGAAGGCGTTCTGAGCGCCGGTTGCTTGAATACCAGCAAGTTGATTCTGTAAATTGCGTTGTGCTTCTGCTTCAACCAGCGCATGCCGAGTGCCACCAAAAGCTCCCGCACGGGTAGCTCCAGCACCAATTCCCGGCAGTTGCCGTCCGTAGTCACGGATGGCCTGTTCTTTTTGATAGTCCACCACATTCTGCATGTATGGCGACATGTACGCCTGAATAGCTGACGGAGTGGTCGCTTGTGCAGCATAGTTGCTACCGGCCATCAAACCGCCAAGGCCAGCACCCCCGGCAAGGGCGGTACCCGTGCCAAGTTGTGCAGCTGGTCCCATACCGGCGATATTTCCAAATGCTTGCTGTTGCATAGGTGAGAACTCAGCGGTGCGCTGCCCACCATAGGCTTGATACGGGTTTTTATTGATATCAGTCAGGGCTTGTGCCTGACCCATAACCTGTTCCATGTACGGCTTGGCGTACTCTGGAATGCTAGTCTGATACGTTGTGCTCTGAGTCGGTTGAGACTGTTGTTGCGGAGCAGGGTCACCGCCGCCATAAATGATGCGACCCCCCTCTTTACGGGTAACGCATTCACCGAGCGGTTCGCCCATTGCATAGAGCGTACGACGTGAGTAACGACTCATAATTTGACTCCTACAATCCTGTATTTTTCTGTGAATCCGTATCTAGTCCACAGTCTTGCAATTGATTCCCGTGCAGCACCTTCAATTACTGTTGCGCCCTGCGATGCTGCAAATGCCTTTAGCTGATCAAACGTGTCCGGGTTACTGATTAGCCGTCCACCTATCGTGCCAATAAACGCCACCCGATCATTTGGGCGGTTGTAAAAATTGATTGTCGCCGCGCCTTTGATTTCACTACCATCTGTTGCAACCAACAACATCCATGTACCCTGCGTTACCAACATCTTTACTTGTTCTACAGTGTAGTCGCCCTGAGCATGTTCCAAGGCCGCTGTCACAAACTCTTCAACTTTCGGCCAAGTTCGGTTCACCCATTCGATAGGTACGTATTCTATTTTCATGCCGGTAAGAACCGCTCCGCTTTAATCTGACGACCCTGTGCCTTGCGTCCAGTACGAGCCGTACGTACTTTATCCATCATCGCGTACAAGCGCTTTGCACCAGCATCGGTTGAGCCATTACCAAGATGGGACACTACGTCTGCCGGGACCACAAACTCACCATCCGCTAACGCCGCACGTTGCGGCTTCTGACCCTTGATCACAGCCGGAATGTCGTCGGACATCCCATCTCCCGGACCGCGCAACAGCTTGCCACCAGCGGCATACTCAGGCATCGCAGCCATACCACCTGCGGCAAACTCACGGCGCTTGTATCCTTTAGTGCCCGAACCTTTACGACGATCCCGCTCCAATGACGCAATTCCCATCAGATAGGGATCATCCGAATCGGCCGCAGCTTCCAGCTGGGAGGGAGTCAAATCCTCCACATTGCTGATTTCGTTTTTGTCCGAGTACATCTTGAAGTCAGCCAACCCGCCAGATGCCATCCTTGGTATGTATTGTTGCGCTTGTGAGTCATACGTATACCCAGCAGGAGAACCATACCGGTCAAACCCACCCTGTGCATCTATTTGGCCCATTACATTACGTAATGCTACCCCTAAACCTTCGCCAGACCCCTTTAGATCACCCATAAACAAACTTTTTATGGTCCCGCCAAGATCATAGTGAGCCAATCCACCAGATGCCATGTAGCGCGGAGTACTAGCCCCTATGTTTGTCTCGCCTGTAAAGGGATTGATCGGTGCATCGTAGTCACCAACCACAGACTGCGGCATCGGCGCTTGGGTAGACATTGCGTAGGTTGAGCGCGGGATGTTTGCACCGGGGTAGAACTCGTTGGGGTTCGGCACTTGCCCGCCCGCTGCCATTGGTACGTACTCTTGTTTGTAATACGACTCACCCGGTTGACCCCAGTTCGGATTGCGGGTCTGCTTGAAACTATAGTTCGGGTAGTTGGGTTTGCTTACTGTTGCTGTTGGTATTTGTACCGGTTTCGGGGTTATTGCCGCCAATGCGGGTTGTGCAAATGCAGCAGTCAACCCCGTCAAACCAACTCCCGGTTGGTTGTACAAATCTTTCCATCCCTGTTTCGTACCAAGTTGTTGTGCCCCTTGATACATGTTTTCAGCAGTTGAAGGTAGAGAGTTAGGGAGCTGATTGACCGCATAATCCGCAGCAGACTGTTGCAACTGGGAAGCAGGAACAAGGTTCTGCCCCATGCTCTCGTATCCACCGGTATTGGCAACCAATTTTTGGTAATCCGAAACAGACATTCCACCGGGTTGACCAATGAGAGACTCAGGATTGCTGGAGGCTAATCGGGATATTTCATTTGGTACAGCTTCTGCTGCTGCCTTTTGTGCTGCTGCCGTAGCCTGTTGTTCCGCAGTTTGTTGTGCAGCCAACTCTCCCATGTTGGCCAATCCTTGACCGATCCCTGCACCACCATACGCGCCCAGACCTGCCATCAAACCTTTACGCAAACTACCCGTTGCTAGTCCATACCCACCACCAACTAACGCAGCGGCGGCAAGGGGTTGCATACCGGGAATCAGCATCGCGCCAGCACCAAGAACAGTAGGCATAATGCTGTCAAGAATCCCAGCTTCGGGCAGACCGGTGTGGGGGTTGATGGTCAGTGAACCACCATGTGCCATCGCCAATGACTGCAACCCGGCAACTTCACGGGGCGTCATGTGAACAAGCATTTTGTCGTCACCCCGCCCGAGCGAGGCCAAACCTTGGGCTACTTGCTGCATAACAGCCTCCAAAAGCCGTATTTTTTCAATAATATCATGTGGATACAGCCGAAACAAACTGGGCTGTCAGGATGATTGCTGGGGAAACTGGGTGCGTCGGACTGGTTCCGGCAGGGTAGGTTGCAACGATGGTATTACCTGTGTTGGATGTCCACTCGACCTGTATGTAGTCATCCGCTTCCACCTGCTGGAAGATGTTGTAGGACAGAATCGTCGCCCCCGGCGCAGTTCCGTGTTTGGGATGAACTTCCGCAATGCTGGCGGTGTTGTCAATATCCGTGCCATTGAGCCGGAACCAGAAGGTCACGTTGTCTTCAGACGTTGTGAAATTTAACAACTGAGCGCTGATCTGGATGTTATACAGGCCGGGGTTATCAAAGACCACTTTGGAGTTATCAGTAGAGTCTATGCTGACGCCGTTGGAATAGTCGGTGTTGTTGAACAGCACACTGCCAATTGTCGTACTAGACCCTGTCCCCTGCACCTCGGTGATCGCCGCTCCCACAGAATGCGCTACGTTGGTCGTACCCAAAACACCCCGTGTGATCGTCCCGCCAAAAGTCGTGGACGTCTTGGAAGTGTACTGGATAACCTCACTACCAATAAGGATATAGCCGGATGACGGGAAGCCTGTAGTAGAGCCTACTGAAATCGCTGTGGTTGAGACGTTGGTGATACCGACGGACAGCGTGGTTGCGCCATCCTCATGGAACGCACCGTACGGGAACCGGATGAACTTACCCCCGCCGCCGTCTGTGCCAAGGATGGTCTGGAGCGCGTTGTCTAGCTCGTTGAAATAAATCCGCAGCTGGTTGTTTAGCTGATCCTGATACCGCTGGTCATACTGAACCGGACCAACCGCAAGGTTGGGAGCCTTGGGCGGGCGCAGGTAGTTGGTGAGAATTGTTGCCATCAACGCCGTCCATCAGGCCGGATGTCGATCCGGGGAGTACCCAACTGCCATGCCACGTTCAGGTCGCTTGACGCAATCTTGAAGCCCATCTGCCGTCCGCGTAGCCGCGTGTAGACCTGCCCTGTGTATTCATTCACAGTGTAAGACGAGGCTTGCACAACGGTTGGGTCAGGCGTTCCTGCCGCAGAGCCTGAGTTTTGTCTTGGTCGAACCGTCATGGTCAGTTGGCTGCCGACCGCAGACTGCGTGAAATTCACATCAGGGATGATCCGCCAGACAAAACCAAAGTTGTGCCCATCCCCAATGTCAAAGTCAGAGGACTGAATGTACGCATCAATGGGCAGCGCTGTCGGCAGTGAGCCGTCGTTCAAACCGTACTCATGGAAAAGCACCTGATTAGGCACAAGGAATGCCGCCGCGTCATAGGCACTATGGGATGCAGCCGTTGTATTGGCAGCGCCGCGAGTACAGCCTGTCAGCGTATTGGATGTGTTACCCGTGTAGGTGATGATCTCTGAGCCAACTTGGATTGACCCAGATGACGGATAAGACGTTGCATCCACTAGTGTAATCGTGGTTTGCGATGAAGTAATCGCCGCGTCCAGATACGAGTTTTTGATACTCAATGCCGCCATCGGGTACTGACGCAGGGGGCTATCCAGCCAAGCCGTACGGTTTATCGTACCGTAGTACCAGATGCGCTCAAGGTGGTTGTAGATCACATAGCGGTCGTTTACTGGGCTATTTGCCGACGGATACTGCCACCAGACTTCGTTGTAGCCTTCGTTCGTGCCAGAGACAACTTGGAAAGACTGTTCGTAGTTGAAGTCATTAAAGATGAATTGCCGCAAGCTGCACGGCAGCGTCTCAACCCGACCAGTGTAGGTATAGAACTTGTCCAGCCCCATCCAGTAAGTCACGTTGTTGACTGAAGCCACCGCGTTGGGCGACATCACCGAAATGTTGTCCGTGATCAGGTTAAAGCCCCAGACGTACGGCGGGCCAAGGTACTGCATCACAAACAGTGCCGTGTCGGTGTAGATCAGGTTTTCCTGACGGCTGTGCACCGCAGCAATGATGCCTGATCCGTTGGAGAGCTTCAGTTCACCGGCTTGGTTGGTCGTCGTGGGAACCCAATCGTAGATATTTTCCTGATCTGACCAGCGCACCAGCAGGGGGTCAAAGGTCGTGTTGGCGTCCGCTGCATCGTAGGGATTTGCGCCAAACGCGATGCCAAATCGCTGAACGTCGGATGCAAAAATCTGATAGGTCGTATGTGGCACAAACGTGCCAGAGTATCCGGCAGTGGTCGAAGCCGAAGATAGGGTGATAGCACGGGGGTATGCGCTGGTGTCTGCTTCCCAGTAATAGATTGTGCCGCCACGGACGGCCATGACCAAATCTTCGCCAAAATTATCAAACGACCAAAGACGAAGCTGCTGGCCGATACCAACAGTAGTAGCAGAACCCCAAGTGCCACGGCTCCATGTACCAGCACCCCAACCGTTACCCGTGGCATAAACCGCCAATCCTGCCGGAATGTCGTAGGTTGCCGTGACTGAAGCGCCGCCCCCTGTCGTCGTGGAAGACGCAGCCGATGCAGCGATGATGGTATAGGTATTGCCATCCGGTACAGTGATAATTTCATACTCGCCACTGATGGTCAGTCCGGCAACAGCCGATGCGCCAGCAAACGTAACGTAAGTACCCGCTGTCGTAGCATGTCCTGTGGCAGTGACAGTGACAAGTTTTGAGCCAGACGTTGTGGCAAACGGATTGTTGGCAAGTGCAACCGGAGAGCTGGAAGTCCGGGGCGTAATGTCGTTGTAGTTGCCGCCGTTCTCGATGTAGACCTTGCAGCTTGTACCCAGCGCCATGATGTTGCTAAAGTTAAGCGTCACCCAGTTCCACAGCGTTCGCACCACACCTTTGAAAGTATAGGTGTTGGGGTTGGACAGACTCTGCCAGCCGCCCAGTTTCTCAGGGTAGCCAGAGCGGAAGCGAATCTTGTCGCACTCATACCAGCCACCCTCGTTGGAGTAGTTAGTACCCTCACGGTTTACACCGGGGCGAAACTGGAGTTTTTGTAACGGCATAGCTCTTCCTTACGCCAGCATGGTTTCTGCGGCCTTCTCAACTTCAAGCACACGACGCTCCCAGCCCTTGCCAAAGGTAGCCCAAGTGTTCAGCGCTTTCAAGAACTGGAGCCGCTTGGCTTGGTACAAATCGACGATGTCGGCTGGGTTGTGCGCTGCAACAGCTTGCAGGGTTCCGTGGCCAATTGCCCCGTCTGGGTGCGCCCCGACACATTCCTGAAGCCACTTTGCAGCCCGACCGGGGCCGGAATTAATGGATGCGTCAAAGACCACATAGTCTACTCCAGCAGGTAAATCATCGCCCTTGATTTTGTCCCAGTACTTGGCTTTGTACAGCGGAGCCACATCCGCCGGGGTCAGCGCTCGCATGGCTTTTTCGTCCACCGGATGCCCCACCCACTCTTCCCAGACGGTTTTGGTGCAGCCAAGATTGGTCATGCCGCCGGGGTCTTTTTTGTTGTCTACGTAGCCTCCCTCATGCTGAAGAACGGCCTTTAAACAAGATTCAAAATTATCTTTCATAGTGCTCAATCCTATGGCAGTTAGCACAAAGCAAAATACATTTACTTATTTCATCTGCAATTGCATCCAAACTTTTATTTGCAATTAAAAAAGATGGACTTTCATTTTTTTCCTCTGCATGATGAAAGTCATATACAGAAACCGGGAAAACTCCTTGGCATTTGTTGCATTGACCGCCAAGCGCTTTAATTAAAGCCGTTTTTATGGTTCTTTGACGCAGCGCTTTGTAGTGCTTAGAACACCTTCCCCACCCGCCTTTCCCGCCTATCAAATTTGAACATTCTAAACAAGTTTCTTTGTGCTGCGCTTGCACGGGCTTAACCAAACTAAGACCACGTTTATGCCGTATGTAGTGCGCGTTGCAATATCCTTTGGCAATAGCGTTGTTTGGACAGCCACCAATACTGCATGACCCTTTATGGCCACCATGCACTTCATTAGCGACTGCGTTCAAAAAAGATGCAACTTCTGTTGCAATCTTCTCTTTCATTTGTCACCGTCCAAATGTTCGGTTACTTTAACAGCGGCCAGAATCCCGATGAATCCGCCCACGATGGTGTTAAAGGCAGGGCCGATAATGGGGAAAACGTCATTGTTGTTGATGACGCTGTTGGGCATGAACAAGCCGTACAGAAACACCCCAACCATCGCTACCATGACCAGAGACAGCGTCAGGCTGACAAGGATCGTCACAAAGCAGATTGTCTTTTCGCGGTTCATTTTTTGTCCTTCATGCCAATGATTTTCTCAAGCGTCCTGCCACCGAAATAAAAACTCATGATGAGCATCCCCCACTGCCCGAGCAGCTCGACGTACTTCTGATTCACCTCGATGTGCGCAGCGGACAGTATGGCAAAGATGAAATAGCCCGTCAGGATGGCGATCAGGGTCATGGGTCGGATGTTCTTGGACAACCATGAGTCTGAGGCCATGTCAGCCTTGAGCCGATCTGTCAGTTCGTGCTGCTCCGAGACATCGGCGTTCAGTTGCGCCAATTCGCCGTTTTGCTGCATTTCCAACAGCTTCAGCTTGGCGGCTTCGGCAGCGGCTGGGTCTGGGAAGACTTTGTCCAGAATCTTGCTACCGATATCCAGTACAGCACCGAGTGGAAACATAATCACCCCTTGAAATAAATGGCGACACCCACCGTAATCGCGCCAATCAGAACAAACACCACAATTCCTGCAATCATCAATATCTCTTGCTGCTCTTGCTTTTTGCGCTCGGCACGGTCTTTAGCCAACCTTGCCTTGCGTATCTTTTCTCTTGCTGCTTCGTCCTGCTCACCGCTGATCCGGTCGCGCTCTGCGCACAGTTCCCGGTACAAATCCATTTCGCCCTTCATGGCGAACATGTCACGCAGTTCCTGCTCAAACTCCCGCATCTGCTTTCGCTGCATCACAATCGTGAAGGCTTGCGAAAGTGCGGACTCCTGCTTTTCTGCTTCCTGCGGGTCTTCCGACTTTGGTTGATTCTTTAACGTCTCGACTTCTTTTGCTGCTTTTTCAATCTGACCCTGCGCCTTGAAGAACTTGCTCAAATCTTCATAGCAGTCCTTGATTTCATGGCCAAGATTGATTGCCTCTTTTACGAAGCCAACACTAGTTTTAGCTAGGGCAAATGCGGCTCCTATCGTTACGGGGTCGATCATTTCGCATAAATCCTCTCATGACTTGGTGATCAGATGGAGGAGCAAAAGTATGATGGCCCCAGCAGAGCTGATCATGATGGCTTCAATGCGCTTGATGCGCAGGATGGTTTCCTTCCACCGAAGCTCGCAAACCGCCTCGTGTGTAGTCAACCGCTTATCCAGTTCGATGGTTTCTTCCATGATTAAGTTTTGATCATGTAGTTAATTACGAGGGCCGGAGGCACGTTTTGGCTAGAACCAGACCCATAATTGGCGTTGGTAATGCCTGTAGTGGCTGTACCTGTTGTGGCTGTATAGTCACCAATCCAGCACTCAACTGTACTGCCCGATTGAATTGCTGTACTGGACTTTGTGTTGTAAGTGTGGTTATGACCCGGATCAGTGACAGTATGCGTATGTTGTTGCGTCAGTTGACTACCGCCGCCAGTACCAAGCGTTGAACCATCAACCCCAGAACCAGCAGTTGTCAGGCGACTTGCAGCGCTCCCGCCCATGTCATCCTTACCAAACGCCGCCCGACCACGAAAATCTGGAATGTTAAAAGTTGTCGATCCATCTCCGGAACCATACGTTGTGCCAATCGCGGTAAACAGATCAGCATAGGTCGTCCTAGAAATTGCTTGCCCATAGCACAGCAACCAACCAGATGGCGCACTTGATCCTGCATACGGCATCAACATGCCTGATGTAAACGCAACCAACGTCTGGAATGACGGCAGCGCTCCAGCGCCGTTACTGGTCAGAACTTGCCCGGATGTGCCAACACTTGCCACGGACTGATGTGCACCGGTAGAAGTTGTACCCCCACACTGAACCGCATAGGCAGTAGCTGAAGCAACCCCAGTACCGCCGGACGAAACCGCCAACGGCGCGTTGGTAGCCAGATAGTTGATTGCGTTGACAATATCTGTGCCGTTGCTCACCAGCACCATCTTTGCCGCAGCAGGGACGGAAACACCGGTCTGTCCACTAACTTTGACCGTGATGGCAGAGCTGGTGTTGTTGTAAACGAAGTAGAGTTTCTTGTTTGCCGGAACAACAATCGTGCCGCCACCCGTGCCGGTGAATTCAATGAACATGTTACGGGCTGTACCCGACGCACCGTTCGGGATGGTGAGCGTGTCGGTTCCGCCGGTAGCGGCGTAGGTGGTGTAGCCACTGATCGCTTGTTCAATCAGCGTACCAAGGTTAGTGTTGGTCGTGGTTCCCCAAGTACCGGACTGTTCTCCAGTACCGATGAGTTCCAGCGCAAGGTTGGTCGAGTATGTAGACATGGTTATCTTGCCCTTGCTATGGTGAATGGGTTTTCTGCAAATGCGGCGTAGATGTAAGTTCTTGTTCCAAACGAAACCTCCCCCGAGGCCGGGTCGGTTGTGTAAATTTTAAAACCGTTTGATAACAGGTCGATTGTCGCTGTTGATGCGCCGTTAGTACCTTCTGCGGCAGAACTATTTGGCACAAGCCAAGATGAAGCTGGCGGTGGGATGTTGTATGTTTGCCTAGAACTATCAAAAATAAACCATCGTTCTACGTTGTCTGTGTTTTTTAACAAAATAAACCGTGGTCTAAAACCAAGATAAGTAAATGTGCCGC